TCCGCTCAAGCTCAAACGCTACGCCGCTGGTGGCATTGCAACTGGTCCACAGCTCGCCATGTACGGCGAAGGAAGCCGTCCTGAAGCGTATGTGCCTCTGCCTGATGGCCGCAGCATTCCAGTGACGATGAACGGCGGTGGGGTCGGTAATGTTGTTGTGAATGTCGATGCCAATGGCAGCAACGTTGAAGGCAACGGTCAACAGGCCAATGCACTTGGCAAGGCAATCGGCATCGCCGTTCAGCAAGAGCTGATCAAGCAGAAACGTCCCGGAGGCTTGCTCTCGTAATGGCCACTTTCAACGACGCCACTGTTGGCACTAGCACAGGCGGCACCACGCCTGATTTTGGTGCGTCACGTAAAAGTCAACCCAATGTGCGCAAGGTGCAGTTTGGTGATGGCTACGAGCAACGTCTGACCTATGGGTTAAATCAAAATCCACGCATTTGGGATTTGACTTGGACAGCCAAGGACAGCACAGATGCAGATGCGATTGAGGCGTTCTTTGATGCACGAGCTGCTGACAACGCCAGCTTTGATTGGACGCCATTGGATGAAGCAACCGCCTACAAGTGGGTTGTGGAGAGTTGGTCGCGTGATCTGCGTTACGCCAATGTGAATACCATTACGGCTACTTTCCGCCAAGTATTTGAACCCTGATGGCCTATACCGCTTGGGCTGCCACTACTGCCAAAAGCGTCGGTGATGTTGTCCGCGCCACAACGCAGACCGGCTTCGGCTTTGTTTTCCGCTGCATCGCCGCTGGCACCACCGGTAGCACTGAACCCGTATGGCCGACCAAGCTCTACAAGACTGATGACGGCGATGAGCTTGAAGGATACGTTGTTGATGGCACCGTCACCTGGGCGGCGGTCAGTGCGGTTAGCGAGGAACTGCAAAAGATCAATCCAAGCGCGATCATCGAACTGTTCGAGCTGGCGCTGATCTCAGGGTTGCACTACGACCCGGGCAGTCCACCGGCCACCACCACCTATCGCTTTCACGCTGGCACCAACGAACTATCCGGCAACGTCGTGTGGGCGAGCAATACCTACAGTCGATTCCCCGTGCAGGCTGAAGGCTTTGAATACTCTGGCACTGGTCAACTGCCGAAACCCAAGCTGACGGTTGCAAACCTGAACGGCTTGCTGACACTGGCTCTGTTGGATGTAAATGCCTACACGCCGGGCAATGATCTAATCAACGCACGGGTGACACGCATCCGTACCCTGAAGAAATACCTAGATGCCAGCAACTTCACGGGTGGCACGAATCCAACGGCTGATCCCTACGCCGAGTTTCCACGGGAGATTTACTTCATCTCGCGCAAGACCGTTGAATCACGAGATGTAATTGAGTGGGAACTGGCAAGCGCCTTTGACATGCAGGGCATCCGCGCACCAAAGCGGCAGGTGGCACCCCAATGCCAGTGGAAATACAAAGGGACCGAGTGTACTTACGCTGGCGCTTTGCCGACCTGCGCGAAAACGTTGGCTGATTGCGAGGCGCATTTTGGCACCGGTGTGCCTTTACCGTTTGGCGGCTTTCCTGGAGCGGGGCAATTCACATGATCACCGACAAACTCAAAGCTCAAATTGTTGAATATGCCCAACTTGCCTATCCCCGCGAGGCGTGTGGATTGTTGGTGGTGGTCAAGGGTCGCAAACGTTTCTGGCCGTGCCGCAATTTGGCAGATCGCCCAGACGATTACTTCCAGCTCCATCCTGAGGACTATGCCGCTGCCGAGGATGCAGGCGAGATCATCGCGGTGATTCATAGCCACCCACATACCAAGCCGCAACCGAGCATGGCGGATCAGGTGGCGTGCAACCGCAGCGGCCTGCCTTGGCTGATCGTCAACCCCATCACGCAGCAATGGGGCGAGGCGCTGCCGAACGACTACAAGCCACCGCTGATCGGGCGTGAGTATTGCTGGGGCAGTTTGGACTGCTGGAGCTGCGTGCGTGACTGGTACAAGGAGGAATGGGATCTTGACCTGCCTGATTGGGACCGCCCCGCCCGTGATGGCTGGGACGAAGCGCCACGGTTCATAGAGCTGTATGAGCAGGCTGGCTTCCATGAGGTGAGCTTCAGGTCGATGCAGCCTGGCGATGCGCTGCTGATGTCCATCGGCAAAACCAAGGGACTCAACCATGTTGCTGTTTATCTGGGCGATCAATATGTGCTGCACCACATGACGGGAAGGCTGTCCAGCCGTGACTTATTAGGGGACTGGCTCCTAAAATGCACAGGGAAGGTGCTGCGACATGAGAGCCGTTAAGGTCTACGGGCAGCTCGCAGAACACCTCGGGCAACGGGTGTTTCAGGCTGATGTGGCCAGTCCGGCTGAGGCAGTGCGTTTCCTGTGCGCCAACTTCCGTGGCTTGGAGCAATGGCTGATCGACAGCGCCCAGGACGGCATCGGCTTTCGCGTGATGGTGGGCAAGACCAAGGTTGGCGAGGACGACTTTGCGATGAGCTGCTCGGATGATCGAGCAATTTCGATCACGCCGGTGCTGGCTGGTGCGGGTGGTGGAACTGGTCAGATACTGGCTGGTATTGGTTTAGTTGCAGCGGCCATTGTGCTTGGACCAGCAGCAGGTGGTTTTCTGGGTTTAGGTGCTGGTTTAGGCGGTGCAACTGGCGCTGGAGCTGCAGTTAGTTTTGGCTTGGTTGGAGGTGGATTTGCTTCTGCTATTGGATTTGCAGGTGTAGCAATGGCACTGAGTGGTACAGCTTCTCTTCTTTCTTCTAATTCCGCTGTCAATCAACAGACAACCGCAACGCAAACCGCCAGCGATCCACGCAAACTCCAATCTTTCAACTTCAGCGGGATTCAAAATACCAGTGTGCAAGGCACGCCCATTCCATTGGTCTACGGACGGATGTATACGGGCAGTGTTGTAATTAGCGCAGGTATTTCAACCTCCAGAATCCGATGACGAAGAACAACCAAATCATCGGCTCTGGTTTCGGTGGTGGCGGCGGAGGCGGCAAGGGTGGCGTAGGCGCTGGTTCGCCTAGCTATTCCCCGCCAACTACTGCAGCAGACACGCTGGCATCCAAAGCCTATGCCCGTGTGCTGGATCTGATCAGCGAAGGCGAAATCGAAGGTTTAGCTAATGGCAACCGCTCGATCTTTTTCAATAACACGCCACTCGTTAATTCTTCCGGCAACCCAAACTTTTCTGGGTTTACCGTAAGCACCGCACTTGGAACACAAGCGCAGGAATATCTACCCGGCTTTTCCAATGTTGAAGAGGAGTTTCAAGTTGGTGAAGTTGTCGAAGCTGAAAACAACATCATCGGCGCTTGGAGCCGTGACTGGGATTCGGCGTCTTTCACCAGAAGCGGCAGCGACATAACTGTGACTTGGCCATCGCACGGCATGACCACCGGCGACACAGTGTTTCTCAATTTTGAGGATTACAACTCGCCGCATGACAAGCTCTACACCCTGACTGGCGCAGCGACCAATACCTTCACCGTCACGCGTCACGACAGCACTTTTACCTATACATCCGGTGATGTGTACGCCATCCGCCCGTGGCTAAAGATCACGGCTAGCGGCACTTGGACTGCAGGCACCAATGTCTACATCGCATATCTGACCGGGGCAAAAATTAACTCGGGTGTCTCGACAATCCTTTCCACACCAGCGCCTACCGGCACCTACTTCTACGTCACCTTTACCGATCTGCCGGGCAAGATGACCGACGCCAAGGTGAATGGCGGGCAAGTCCGGGTCACCAACGCAACCTATACAAAATCAGGCTCCACCATCACGATTAACAAAACCAGCCATGGCTACACGCCTGGCATGACTACACGACTCACATTCCGCACTGGATCGCTGCAGGGTGTAACGCAGACATTTGATGTCGTCACTGCCACGACCAACAGCTTTACAGTCACGCGCACCGAAGGCGCCAACACTGGCACTGGCACGTATTACGTCGATGTGCCGATCACCGCTGGAGCGATCACCCGGACCATCACCAACGACGAGGTGGATCGTGTGCGTGTCACGCTGTCGGTTCCAGCACTACAAAGCATCGATGACCAAGGCAACATCAAAGGCTCGCAGTTTCGATATGCCCTAGATGTGCAGCTTGATGGTGGTGGCTATCAGCAATACACACAAGAACTGCTGAAGGGCAAAAGCTCTGGCGGTTACAACTTTGCCCGAGAAATCAATCTTGCCGAGGTAACCGGCTGGGATTCCGCCACGATCTCCAATAACTTTCCCGTTGATATTCGTGTTCGCCGCATTAGCGAAGATTCAGCATCCGCGAAGAACGCCAATAGCTTTTCTTGGCTCAGCTACACCGAAATCACTGACGCCAAACTGCGTTATCCAAACAGCGCCCTGATTGGCCTAGAGATCGACGCGCAGCAATTCAACTCTATCCCCACACGTACCTATGACATCAAGGGCATCAAGATCCGCATCCCGAGCAATGCCACAGTTGATTCTGAAACTGGGCGGCTGATTTATTCCGGTGTTTGGGATGGCACCTTTGCAGCAGCTACATGGTGCGCCTGCCCTGCATGGATCCTGTGGGATCTACTGACCAACCGCCGCTACGGCTTAGGCGAACAGATCCTGACGGATGCAGAGAAGGCCAGCTTTAACGGCAATGCCAGCCGCCTCGATAAGTGGAGCTTTCTTGCCGCCAGTCAATATGCCAACGAACTGGTCAGCACTGGCTTGGATGATCCAACCGAAGAGGCGCGGTTCTCCTGCAACGTCAGCATCCAAAACGCAGAACAAGCCTTTGAGCTGGTCAATAAACTACTCGGCGTTTTTCGCAGCCAAGGGTATTGGTCAGGCGGTAGCGTCACGCTGGCACAAGATCGCCCACAAGATTCGTCCTATGTTTTTGGTGCTGCCAATGTGATCGGCGGCAACTTTACCTATCAGGGCAGCGATGTTCGCACCCGCCCGACCGTGGTAGCTGTCCGCTACCTCAACCGCGACACCCGCGACACTGCCATCGAAGTGGTTGAAGACGCTGATCTCATCAACAAATACGGAATCGTCAAGGAAGAAATTGAAGCCTTCGCCTGCACCAGTCAAAGTCAGGCTGCACGTTTAGGTCGCTGGCTGCTTTATACAAACCAGTACGAAACAGAAACCATCAGCTTCGCCATTGCCGTTGAATCTGGCGTGGTGTTGCGCCCTGGAATGATCATCGACATCAGCGATCCAACCCGCGCTGGTACGCGCCTATCGGGTCGGGTGAGCAGCGCAACGACCACCACTGTTGTGATCGACGCAAACCGCACCGTTACGCCGGGTGACACGTTGACCGTCATCCTGCCCAACTCGCTGATCGAAACCAGCACGGTCCTGACTTACGACAGCACCACCAAAAACATCACGGTGGTTCCAGCTTTTAGCGAGGCACCGCAAGCCAACGCACCATGGCTGCTGACGACCAGCAATGTTGAACCATCAAGCTGGCGCGTGCTTTCCGTTACGGAGGACAGCGGCGAAGGCACCTACGGCGTCACGGCTCTGTCGTACAACAGCAGCAAATATGCCTACGTCGAATCTGGCGAGGAGCTGCAGTTCCGCGATACCACGGCACTGGATGAGGTGCCTGATTCACCGACCAACATTGTTCACACCGAAAGCCTTTACGTCGATAGCAACATCGTTTTCACGCAGGTTTCAATCGGCTGGTCGCAGGTAGATCGTGCCGTTTCCTACCAAGTGCGGTATCGCGTTACTGACGGCAACTGGATCAGCCTGCCAGAAGTTGAAGCAGCGCAGGTCGATATTTTTAACGCACCAGAAGGCAACTGGGAAGTTGAGATCACAGCCGTTACAACAGCCGGCAAGTTGTCGATCCCAGCACCAGCGTCCTTCACGGTCATTGGTAAAACCGCCATCCCGGCTGACATTGCTGCGTTGGACATCAGCCAAACGGACCAGCAAACCGCTGAACTGTCCTGGCCGCAGTCCGCTGATCTGGATGTGATTGTTGGCGGCAAAATCATTGTTCGCCATACGCCAGACACCACCGGCGTGGAATGGCAGAACACCAACGACATCATTGCTGCTGTTGCGGGTAGCTCCACCTCAGCGCAGGTGCCATTGCTTGCTGGAACGTATCTGGTCAAGGCTGAGGACAGCAGCGGCAACCGCTCTGAAAATCCTGTGACCGTGCAGGTGACACTGCCAGAACCGCAGTCACCGCTGACCGTCATCACCTTCAACGAGGACACAACAACGCCACCTTTTGAAGGCAACCTGACCAACATGCTTTACGACGCAGTGCAAGATGCGCTGATCCTCGACCAAGGCACCTACATCGATGAGCTGGCCGTGGATGGCGATTTTGATGCCCTCGCCAGCATTGACAGCATTGGCGGAATCGTTGCGCTGGGCGAGTACGAGTTCGGCAGCACGCTGGACCTTGGCGGTACCTTTGACGCTGACATCCGCGCCAGATTTGTCACCCGCGCCTTCCTGCCTGGAGACTTCTGGGACGACAAGACCGAGCTGATCGACCTGTGGCCTGACATTGACGGCGGCAACTTGGATCAGGTGAACGCGACCCTGTATGTCCGCAGCACGACCGACGACCCCACCACCAACAACCCGGCCTATACGGAGTGGCACCCACTGGTCAACGGCACCCGTCAGGGTCGTGGTTTCCAGTTCAAGGCCGTTGCCACCAGCAGCAGTCCTGACCAGAACATCTTGATCGACGAGCTGGGCGCCACGGTTGAGCTGCAACGCCGGCAGGAGACCGGCAACAACCTCAGCAGTGGTGCTGGGGCTTATGCCGTCACCTTCACGAACGCCTTCTACGCCACGCCTAGTATTGGGATCAGCGGGCAGAACATGGCCACCGGCGATTACTATGTGTTGTCGTCTATCAGCCGCACAGGCTTCACGGTCACTTTCCGCGATTCAGGCGGCACCGCCGTGTCACGGACTTTTGACTACACCGCAGTTGGCCACGGCAAACAACTGCCCTAAAATCTTTGTATCACAGGTGCCGTCATGGCTCAGCACGATTACGTCCTAAGCAACCAGAGCGGTGCCAGCTTTAGGTCGGATCTGAACAACGCCCTGTCGGCAATCGTCAGCCAGAACAGCGGCGCGGCTGAACCCAGCACCACCTACGCCTACCAGACCTGGGCGGACACCACAAACGGTGTCATGAAGATGCGGAACGGGGCAAACTCCGCATGGATCACGCTGTACCAACTTGATGGTGAGTGGTCCACCATCGCTTTTGAGAACGGTTCGGCTGCTGCTCCGTCCATCTACTTCAAGGACAGCGGCACCGATACCGGCTTCTATAGCAGCGGCACTGATGCTGTTGATATTTCCACGGGTGGCACTCGCCGCCTTGGTGTTGCCAGCTCGGGTGATGTCACCGTCTATGGCGGCAATGTCACGCTGAACGGCCAAGGTGATCTGCGACTGGCTGATTCGGATAGCAGCAACTGGATTGCATTTCAGGCACCATCCACGGTTGCAAGCAACGTCACTTATACGCTGCCCAGCGCAGACGGCACTGCCAACTATGTGCTGGCAACAAACGGCTCTGGCACGCTGAGCTGGAACGCCCCTGGCGGTACTGAAATCTCAACGGGCAATACTTCTGCCACAGTTGTTGATACCGGCAGCGACGGTCACTTCAAGGTAACGACCGAAGGCACTGAGCGATTGCGCGTCAATGCAGCAGGCAACGTAGGGATAGGGACTAGTAGCCCTAGCTATTTGCTTGATGTAAATGGGACTATTGGTGCAGGCACTTCCGGTGGCGTTGCTATTCAGCTTGCAAATGGTGCCGCAATTCGCAATAGCGCAGCCGCTGCAAATACTATTTACTTCGACACCAGCTTTGGTAGTGCAACGCATGGCTCGTTTGAGTTCCGTAGTAGCAATGCCGGAACTACACGGATGCTTATTGCCAATGACGGCTCCATCTCTTCTGTCATCCCAGGTGGCTCTACTCTTTACCCACGATTTGGCTGCCGCGCTTGGGTGAACTTCGCCGGGGGTGCTAACACTAACTTGACTGGCACCTATTCACAGTCAGGAACTACGGTCACCGTTACCGCAACGGCACATGGTTTGATCGCCGGTAATACTGTCTTTGCGGACATCACCAGCGGCACTGGAGTAGACGGCACTTATACAGTTGCAACTGTCACAGATGCCAACACATTTACCTATACGGCTGGAACAAGTTTGACCACCAGTGGCAACATCACACTAGTACGCAACACAATCCGTGCCAGTGGCAACGTAAGCAGCATTACGGATAGAGGCGTAGGAGCTTATTCGGTGAACTTTACGACGGCTATGCCAGATGCGAATTATGCCGTTGTTGGCATTGCCGATCAATCAGCCAATGTAAACACCACCGTAGGCGATCACAACGTTGCTTTGACAGGAGGCGGCGGCAACTCTACAACGGCTGCTCCTATCTACATCATTGGTCCTCTGGGCAACAATTTAGCAGCAGCTTTTTATGATGCTCAAACAGCCTCCGTCGCCATCTTCCGCTAACCCATCATGAAACGAATCATCTACCAAAACGAAAACGGCGGCATCTCCGTCATCATCCCCACCGGCGAGCTTCCCATCGAGGACGTTGCCCAAAAGGATGTGCCTGCTGGTGTCCCTTACCTGTTGGCCGATGTCGCTGACATCCCCGACGACCGCACCTTCCGTGGCGCCTGGGAAGCCGACTTCAGTAACCCTGACGGCTACGGCATCGGTGCCGACGCTTACTTCGCCGCCAAGGAGGCAGCCCAATGATCACCATCAACCTGGACAAAGCCAAAGCCATTGGTCACGACAAGCGCCGCGCAATGCGGGCTGAGGAGTTCAAGCCCTACGACGAAGTGATCATGAAGCAAATCCCTGGCGCTGATCACACGACTGCTGAAGCTGCTCGTCAAGCCATCCGCGACAAGTACGCCTTGATTCAGGATGTAATTGAAGGGGCGTCTACTCCAGAGGAGATTAAGTCTGCTCTCGATGCAGCGTAGTCCTACTCACATCTCACCTTGGCAAGATGACGCGCCCCTTCTCCGAACTCACCAAGGACTTCAATCCTGAGCGCCGAAAGCGCATCGAACAGCGCAAGGCGGAGATCCGGCAGTGCCTTGACTTGCCACCCCACCTAAACTCCACTCACGGTCCTATTCACCATGCCCAGCGCTACCCCTAGCACCACCTTCACCTGGCGGATCGCCAACCTCGAAAGAGAAACCGCCGATGGGTTCGTGATGACGGCGCACTACACCATCAGCGCCGAAGACGGCACCTACAGCAGTGGTGCTTATGGCAGTCTTGGCTTCGAGCGCCCCGACAAGCTGATCCCCTATGCGGATCTCACCGAGGAGATGGTGATCGGCTGGGTAAAGGACAACTTCGGCGCTGAGAAGGTGACCGAGATCGAAGGCGCCCTGCAGCATCAACTTGATGAACAGCGGCATCCGACGCAGGCTGCAGGTGTGCCGTGGCAGTAAAAAGCAAGGTTGGCGTCAAAGCCATTCAATTTGTTCCACGCCCACCTAAGAAAACACGGCAGGGAAATGGAAAACATTCCTTGCCTAACCACGGTCGCAAATTGACCCGTGGGCAGGGACGGTAAGATCTAAAAGTAGTTGCAGACGTGCGATGTCTGAGAATGGTTTTTGGCGTGGAGTCAAGCAAGAAACCGTTGCGGGCATTGGCGTTGCAGCAACTGTGGCTTTAGCTTCCGGCATCTTCTACTTGGTGTATACGGTGCCGACCAAACTTGATGATGTACTTCAAAATCAAATCAAATTTGAAGAAAAGATTGGAAAGATGGATGATCGTATCCTTGATCACGAGCAACGGTTGATCAAGTTGGAGATCAAGCCATAAGCTGGTAGCAGACGCTATTTCGTCATGGATCCCACGACTGCTGCTGCCATTGCAATTGTGATCGCTGCCGGCTCTGAAATCATTGCCCTGCTGCCCATTAAAGAAAACTCTTGGGTGCAGCTTCTTGTCAAAGCGCTGAAGATTATTTTCCCAAAGCGCTAAACGCTGACGTTGTTTGGTTGTGGCGTTACGACAAGCGTGACTGGCG